ATTATAGATATTCTTATACATTTGAAGAAAACAAATTCTATGGTATGCCGTTTGAAGTAAATGACGGTATATCAAAAGAAGGTGTTAAAGATTATATGAACTCAATTACTTCAATTCGTCCCAGAGACTATCAAATTGAGGGAGTATACGACGCTCTAAGACATAACAGAAAATTACTGATATCACCGACTGCCTCAGGTAAATCATTGATGATTTATTCAGTAGTTCGGTATTACTCAGATAAAGGGAAAAAAATTCTCTTAGTTGTTCCAACGACATCGCTAGTAGAGCAGATGTATAAGGACTTTGAGGATTATGGTTGGGATGCTCAGTCATATTGCCACAAGATTTATTCTGGACGGGAAAAAGTTACGGATGCTCCTGTGACTATTACTACATGGCAATCGATTTATAAGTTAGACAGATCATTCTTTGAAGATTATGAGGTGGTGATTGGTGATGAGGCACACCTTTTTAAAAGTAAGTCCTTAATATCTATAATGACGAAACTTCACCATGCAAAATATAGGTTTGGATTTACTGGAACTTTAGATGGCACGCAAACTCATAAGTGGGTTTTGGAGGGTGTGTTTGGACCATCTTACAAAATTATTAGAACTGCTGAGTTGATGGCACAAGGTCATCTATCTAAACTCGATATTACATGTTTAGTATTAAAACATAATCCTCAGATATTTGCAACCTATGAAGATGAAGTTCAATTCATCATTACGCACGAAAAAAGAAATAACTTCATCAAGAATTTAGCATTAGATCTTAAAGGTAATACTTTGATTCTATTCTCAAGAGTAGAAGCACATGGTAAACCTTTATATGAAATGATTGCTGAAGCGAAGGAAGGTAATAGAAGGGTCTTCTTTGTTCATGGTGGTGTAGACACTGAAGAAAGAGAACTTGTTAGGGAGATTACTGAGAGAGAAGAGAATGCAATTATTGTTGCTTCATATGGCGTATTCTCTACAGGAATAAATATAAGAAACCTACACAACGTGGTTTTTGCTTCACCCAGTAAATCCAGAATTCGTAACTTACAATCTATCGGAAGAGTCTTGAGAAAAGGCAAGAACAAGACTAAGGCAATGCTATATGACATCTCCGATGATTGTACGCATAAGTCAAGAAGAAACTATACGTTGAATCACCTGATTGAAAGAATTAAAGTTTACAATGAAGAGAAATTTAATTATGACATTATAAACGTCAACCTAAAGGCATAGCATATGGAAGATGATTTTTACGCAACAATAAAACTAAAATCTGGTGAAGAGATATTCTCAAAAGTCTCACCCTGTACAGAAGAAGAACGGACATTCTTACTTGTCTCAAATCCAATTACCTTCTCTGAGATTAAGACTAAAAGAGGTGTATCTGGATACAAGATGGAACCTTGGTTAAAGACTTCTCGTGATGACATGTTTATCATTGATTTGAATGATGTCATGACAATGAGTGAGTCTAAGGACATCGATATGATTATTATGTACCAAGCATGGATTAGAGAGTCTAAAGACTTTACTGATTCTGAGGATCCTACTGGATACAGACAAAGAATCGATAGAAAGATGGGTAGGATTGGTAACGTCAACGATACCAAAGAAATCCTAGAAAGATTATTTAAAGAAAGCTAATATTGTTTCTGAACCTCCACAAAGGTTATTGTACACAGATTCAGGGGTCTTGTCAAGCCTTGTGTTTATTCGTTCATGTTGATATAATAAAGATATCACTGTGAACATAGATATACTATTATGGCAATAGGACCCATGACCAAAAGAAAAAGATCAGTACATTATGTTAACAACAAAGAGTTCCTGGCAGCATTGATTGCTTACAGGGAAATGGTTCAGTTAGCAGAACAAAGAGGAGATCCAAAACCACGGATTACAAATTATCTAGGAGAATGTTTCTTAAAGATTGCAACGCACTTGTCATTTAAGCCAAACTTTGTAAACTATATCTTTAAAGATGACATGATCTCTGATGGCATTGAAAACTGTGTTCAATACATCCATAATTTTGATCCTGAGAAGTCTCAGAACCCGTTTGCTTATTTTACTCAGATTATACATTACGCGTTTCTACGTCGTATTCAGAAGGAAAAGAAACAGCTTGAGATTAAAAATAAGATCCTGGAGAAGACGGGTTTTGATGAAGTCTTCTACGACGATAACATGATTGACGGAGCAAATTATTCCGACTATAATCAGATCAAGGATAGTATTCACTCCAAGTCTAGGTATTGATGAAGGTTGCTATTATTACAGATCAGCACTTTGGTGCTCGTAAGAACTCTAAGCAATTTCACGATTACTTCCTGAAGTTTTATAATGATGTGTTCTTCCCTACTCTAGAGAAGCACAAAATTAAAACAGTGGTTGATATGGGTGACACCTTTGACAGCCGTAAAGGTATTGACTTTGCTGCTCTTGCTTGGGCAAAGGACAATTACTATGATCGACTTCAAGAGATGGGAGTTACTATCCATACGATTGTGGGAAACCATACTGCATACTACAAGAATACAAATGAGTTGAATGCAGTTGATCTCTTGCTTAGAGAATATAAGAATGTCAAAGTATATTCTGAACCAACTGAAGCAAAGTTGGGTAAATTAAATGTATTGTTTATTCCCTGGATTAATGATGAAAATTTTGAGACTACCCATCAATCTATTAAAACTAGCAATAGCAAGTGCGCGATGGGGCACCTTGAGTTACGAGGATTTCCTGCTTATCGTGGACACACCATGGAGGAAGGTCTTGATGGCAAACTATTTGCGTCGTTCTCACATGTCTACAGTGGACACTACCACACTAGATCAACAGACGGAAGAATAAGTTATTTGGGTAATCCATATGAGATTTACTCAAATGATATTGGTGATGAGAGAGGATTCCATATTCTAGATACTGTTACGATGGAATTGGAACCAATCAATAATCCATACACAATGTATGAAGTTATTGATTATGATGATACTCCACATCAAACTTTTGATACTAGACAATATGAAGGTAAAATTGTCAAGTTAATTGTTCGTAAAAAGAGTGATCCTAAAAAGTACGAGAAGTTCGTTGATAAACTTCTTGGTTCTAATATCAATGAGATGAAGATTGTTGAAACCTTCGTTGATGTTGAGACAAACTTTGATGACTATGATCCAGAGTCTGAAGATACAATCTCTATTTTGAGTAAGTATATTGATGAATCTGATCTATCTCTAAATAAAGCAGAAATCAAACATCTGATACATAAGGTTTACAAACAGGCATGTGAATTGATATAATATGTTTATCCTCACTCTATCTGGAAAAAATCAAGAAGGCGCATACTCTGTCACGAATAGTGAAGGAAATCAAATCCTTTACATTTTTGAGCAGGAAGATGATGCTCTTCGTTTTTCCATGATGCTTGAGGATAAAGACTATCCTGAATTGGATGTCGTTGAAGTCGATGATGATCTCATGATTCAAACATGTGAGATGCATGAGTATAACTATACCATCATCACTGCCAATGATCTTGTAATACCACCCGATGAAGATTAATGATTTGTTTTGAGAAGATTCGTTATAAGAACTTTCTTAGTACAGGAAATCAATTTACCGAGATAGATTTTACAAAAACAGCAACAACTCTTGTTATTGGTAACAATGGTGCTGGTAAAAGTACAATGCTTGATGCATTGACATTCTCTCTATTTGGTAAGTCATATCGTGGTGTTAACAAACCACTTTTGATTAACTCAGTCAATGAGAAGGATTGTCTTGTTGAAATTGAATTTAAAATTGGTAATACTGCCTGGAAGGTTGTGCGTGGTATCAAACCCGCAGTATTTCAAATTTACAAAGACGGAGAACTATTAAACTCTGACGCCGCTGCCAAAGACCAGCAGACCTGGTTGGAGAGAGTAGTTCTTAAGATGAATTATAAGTCATTTACTCAGATCGTGATTCTGGGTAGTAGTAACTTCATTCCCTTTATGCAACTCCCTGCAGCATCTAGGAGAGAGGTGATTGAGGATCTACTTGACATTAAGATCTTCTCCTCGATGAACACGGTTGTCAAGGAGAATATTAAAACAAGTAAAGACGAGATCCGTACTCTTGATTATAAGACTGATAATCTTGAAGAAAAAGTCAAGATGCAAAAAGACTTTATTGCTGAAGTCGAGAGACTTGCTACGGAAGACATTGGTGCTAAGAAAACTCAAATTAAAACTTTAACAGATACTCAAGATAATCTTTTAAAAGATTCTTTGGTGGTTGAGAATTCTTTGATTGATAAGCAAAAAGAACTTGAAAAGTATTCTGGTGCAACTGCTAAATTGAGGAAGTTGGGTAACCTAAAGGGTAAGATCTCACAGAAGGTATCTGTGATTACTGAAGAACATAAGTTTTTTAGCGATAATACGGTTTGCCCCACATGTACCCAGTCTATTGAAGAGACCTTTAGAATAAATAGAATTACAGACGCTCAAAATAAAGCAAAAGAGTTGCGTTCTGGTTTTATACAACTGGAAGAGGCAATTAAAGAGGAAGAAGAGCGAGAGCGTCACTTCTCTACAGTTTCTAAAGAGGTTACTAACCTTACACATGAGATTTCTCAAATCAATACTAAGATCTCTGGATACCAAAGACAAGTCCGAGATCTTGAACAGGAAATTCAAACTGTTGCCGACAGACTTGCAAAGAGAAATTCTGAACATGAGAAACTAGCAGAGTTAAAGGACAAACTCTCTACTGCTGTACTAGAATCTGATAGTAAGCAAAGCGAGTTAGTTAACTTTAGTTTTGTCTCCGATCTTCTTAAGGACGGTGGAGTCA